TTACAAGAAAATCTCCAATGGTTAGAGGATTCCTATGAACAGATAGTGTTGTGTTTCGATACTGATAATGCAGGTAAAACCGCACTAGATTCCGTTAAAGATCTCTTTAGTCCTAACAAACTAAAAATCTGCACTCTACCGATGAAGGACGCGAGTGAAATGTTAATGTCTAATCGCATTAAAGATTTTGTTAGTTGTTGGTGGGCTGCTAAACAGTACCGACCAGATGGGATTATCGCGGGAGAAGAGACTTGGAATACGCTCATAACGGATAGAAAGATTAGTAGTATTCCCTACCCCTGGGAAGGATTAAATAAATTAACAAAAGGGATAAGGCCATTTGAATTAGTCACTGTTACATCGGGTAGTGGTATGGGTAAAAGTCATTTGGTGAGGGAAATACAACATCATTTATTTACAGAAACAGACGATAAGATTGGTGTTTTAGCCCTAGAGGAATCCATTACTAGAACAGCACTAGGCATTATGTCTATGGCTGCTAATAAACCCCTACATCTGGACGAAGAATCGGATACAGAGGATTTTAAGCCTTATTGGGACGCTACCCTGGGTCAAGGGAGATTCTATCTCTTAGATCATTGGGGATCGACTAACGAAGATAGCTTAATGTCTCACGTTAGATATATGGCTAAAGCTTTGGATTGTAAATGGATTGTTTTGGATCATTTATCTATTGTTGTTTCTTCTCAGGAAGGAGGGGATGAGCGTAAAAATATTGATGCCATCATGACGAAGCTCAGATCTTTAGTTCAAGAGCTAGGGATTGGGCTATTTTTAGTTTCTCATTTAAGACGCTCTAATGGTACAGCCCATGAAGATGGAGGTAGGATTAGTCTTAGTGAGCTAAGAGGATCTCAGGCTATTGCTCAGTTATCGGATATTGTGATTGGACTCGAGAGAGATCAACAGCATGAGTCTGAACATATCAGGAATGTAACTACTTTGAGAGTGCTGAAGAATCGCTATACGGGACTTACTGGACCCGCGACTTACCTGAAGTATCAATCAGATATTGGCAGGATGCAGGAAACAGGTAAGCCACTAGGGGATGTTCAACAAGACGATGACTTTTAATAGATATGTATTTATCTAGTAATACACTCATTCTTGATATAGAAACTGATGGATTAAACCCCACAAAAATATGGTGTTGTTCCTCTAATCTATTCTCTACAGTTTTTTCTGAGGAAGAATTTAAGGATGCTTTAGCAAGTGTTTCAGTTGATACGATTGTTGCTCATAATGGTATTGCTTTTGATTTTCCTGTTCTTCAAAAACTCTGGAATATAGATCTGTCATCCTATCAATTACTAGACAGTCTCGTATTGTCTCGCCTAGCTTCTCCATCCAGAGAAGGAGGCCATAGCCTACGTGCCTGGGGAGAAAGATTATGCTTTCCTAAAGGCACTCATTCTGAATGGGAGCGATTATCTTGCGAGATGATACGCTATTGCGAACAAGACGTTAGAGTGACAGAGCAAGTCTTAAAACAAGTAGAAGTGGAGTTAAGCGGATTTGACTTTAAATCTATTGAACTAGAACACCAAGTACAAACAATAATTCAGCAACAGGTTAAGCATGGTTGGTTATTAGATTACTCTTTAGCGACTTCCTTAGTAGCAGAGTTTAAGGAAAAGCTATACGCCATAGAGGATGAAGTACATAAAACATTTAAACCTACCCTTACACTTGTCAAAGCAATTGCTCCGAAGACTAAAAAGAATACTGATGAATTTAGTAAAGTAGGATTAAAGTTCTTAGGGGACGATTGGAAGAATGTTGTTGGGGACTTTTGTAGGGTAGAGTATCGACCTTTTAATTTATCTTCCAGACAACAGATAGCTCTATACTTACAAAAAGCAGGATGGGAACCAACTAAGTTTACCGATAAGAAACACCCCATTGTAGACGAATCTACGTTAGCTAATGTTGATATACCTGAAGCTAAACTAATTGCTGAATACATTACCATTCAAAAAAGGAAAGCCCAGGTACAAAGTTGGTTAGATGTAGCAGATAAAGATAATCGAGTTCATGGGTATGTAAATACTAATGGTGCGGTTACTGGCAGATTTACTCACTCTAAACCAAATATGGCCCAAGTCCCAGCAGTCTATTCACCTTACGGTAAAGAATGTCGTTCCTGTTGGATTGCTAAAGACGGTTATAAAGTCGTTGGAGTTGATGCCTCTGGTTTAGAACTAAGAATGTTAGCCCACTATATGAAGAGTGAGGAATACACTAATGAAATTATTAACGGAGATATACACTCCCTTAATCAAAAGCTTGCAGGACTTGAATCAAGAGATACAGCAAAAACTTTCATCTATGCATTCCTGTACGGAGCAGGAGATGAAAGACTTGGTTCAGTGGTTGGAGGAAGCAAAGGGGATGGAAGATTACTTAGAGAACAATTTTTGTATCGTCTCCCGTCACTTAAAGATCTTCGAGACAGAGTTATACAAAAAGTTAGCGAAAGAGGAACACTCAAAGGTTTAGACGGAAGAAAGCTTTTTGTACGCTCAGAACACTCAGCACTAAATACTTTACTACAATCAGCAGGAGCACTAGTAATGAAAAAAGCTCTGGTGTTGTTGGATGAATACGCCAAGCTTTGGGAAATAGATTTTAATTTTGTTGGGAATATTCACGATGAAATTCAATCTGAAGTCATTGCAGATAAAGCAGAAGAGTTTGGAAAACTTGCAGTTAGTTGTATTAGAGAAGCAGGTAATCGTTTTAATTTAAATTGCCCATTAGACGGTGAATATAAAGTAGGGGACTCATGGGAACAGACACATTAGTAGAAGACATCTACAAACTTATTTCTACAAAAGAAACTTCTAATGAAATAGATATAGAAAACAATATAGAAGTTTTTGGAGAAGCAGTTAAACAGTTAATGCGGAATCAGTTTTTAGTTGAACATAAAGGGGATGAGGGAAAACTCCGTATGTCTTTAATTGGTAGACCAGATAAATACATTTGGAATAAATATCACGGTACTCCCTCAGAAGAATTACAGCCTCATACCTTACTTAAATTTATGTACGGGCATCTCATAGAAGAGTTACTTTTGTTTTTAACAAGAATGTCTGGACATAAAGTAACTGATGAACAGAAGTTTTGTGAAGTAGGAGGTGTTAAAGGTTCTATGGATTGTAAAATTGATGGTGTTTTAACAGATGTTAAATCAACTTCAGTATTTGGTTTTAAAAAATTTAAAGAAGGTAAGGTAGCTGAAGACGATCCTTTTGGTTACGTAGGACAAATTAAAGCTTATGCCCACTCAGAAGATGAGACTGAGTTTGGGTGGTTAGCAATGGATAAACAGAATGGACATATCACTTATCTCAAACATAATTTGAAAGATAAAAAAGATCCTATGCACAATAAGCTCCAGGGAGACATAGCGGAACAGATTGAACATATTAAGGAAGTAGTGAGTAATCCAGAGCCAAAAGAATTTTGTTATAAAGATGTTCCAGAAGGTAAGTTAGGCAATAGAAAATTAGCGATAGGTTGTTCTTATTGTGAGTTTAAACATCATTGTTATCCTAATCTAAGGGTGTTTAATTATGCTAAAGGGCCAGTCTTTTTAACGAAAGTAGTTAAAGCACCTAAAGTAGAGGAAAAAAATTTTAAGGTATTAGCGAGTGAATTCTAAAAAAAGAAAAAGAGTTGCTAAAAGAGAAAAGTACGTCTGTAAATTTTGCCAGTGTAATGATAGAGAAAGATTTACTACAGGATCTTTTTATGAATGTAGAAAGTGCAGAGCAGAGAGATCAAAAGATGTTCATTTTGAACAATACTCTGCTGCACTAAAGAGACAACAACTCTCAATAGTTCATTGGAAAGCTAAGACTTATACGGCTTTATAAAAAATTAAGGAGACTGAGTAATGACAAAAAATCCTTATCTCATTAAAGAACCAGCGTACATTTCCTTCAGTGGTGGTCGAACTTCTGCCTTTATGCTTTATAAAGTGTTGGAGGCTCACGAAGGAAAATTGCCAAGTGATGTAAAAGTTACTTTCGCAAACACAGGTAAAGAGATGCCAGAGACATTAGATTTTGTGCAAGCGTGTTCTGAAAACTGGGGCGTAGACATTGTGTGGTTAGAGTATGCAGGTCGCTCTCCTAGGCAAACTGAAGGCAAAAAAATTACCTATGACTATAAATACAACATTGTCGATCACAAAACCGCATCAAGGAACGGGGAACCATTTGCCCAGGTTATTTCAGATGTAGGGCACTTACCAAATGCTGTACAAAGATGGTGCAGCGGACAATTAAAAATTCGAACGATGAAACGCTATTTGATCGATCAAGATTTTGAGCTTCCTCTCCTTTCTTTAATCGGTTTAAGAGCAGATGAGCCACGACGAGCAGCTAAACTTCATGGGAAAATTTCGGAAGGTCAAGAACATTGGTGTCCTATGTTTGTTTCTGGGGAGACAAAAGAAGATGTTGCTGCATTTTGGAAAAAGCAGAATTTTGATTTAAACCTTCCTAACAATAATGGCGTTACTGATTGGGGTAATTGTGATCTTTGTTTCTTAAAGGGGCGTGGAAAAAAACAAGCAATTATTCGAGAAAGACCTGACCTTGCTAATTGGTGGATCTCCCAAGAAAAAAAATTAGGAGAAACTTTTACAAAAGATGGAGCCAACTATGCACAAATGAAAACGATTGCAACAGACCAAGGACAACTATTTCAATTTGACGAAGAAAGTATTCCTTGTTTCTGTGGAGACTAAAACATGAAATACAGATCTAGGTTTGAAAAAGATTTTGCTGAAGCAATTCACAATAAAATAAAAATGGAGTTTGAACCTGAAGAGTTCCCTTACGTTATGTCTAAAATGTATCTCCCAGACTTTGTTTATAACGAAAAGATATATATAGAGTGTAAAGGATTCTTTAGAGA